TTAAACGGATTTTTCACATTATGCCTCATAGTACTTTACAAACATAATCGCATTCTTGTCTTTGCCAAGGAAATCTTTCAATATATATTCAGACTCGAATCCCAAATGAATTGCCGTTCTCATACCCTCTGAAAAATCCTCGTCAACCCACGCTTGAAGCCGCCGTATCTTGTGGTTTTTGCAAAAGATTTCCATGTATTCGGAAATAACCCGAATGGTCGGTATTAAATGATTGCCGACATATTCCGTCAATTCAATCCAAGCCCATGCTGTTGTTTCGGTTATCATTCGAAAACCGCCAACAGCGAGAATATAATCACCGTGGTCCAACGTATAGACAAAATCAGCGTTATTTTCTTGGTCCGGGTCACGTTTGGGAAATAAAGCATGATCGGCTGCAAATTTTATATCCGCCTCTGTTGCCTGCCTAAATTCCATAATTATCTTCCCGTCTGGCTAAAGGTTGCAATCATCGCTTTAACCGTCATCGGATAGGGTTGACTGGAACTGATTACAACCGGGTTCTCGGTCGAAAAACCGCCGGGCATATTGACCGGCACATCGCCGGAAAACAGCCCGGTCACGTAGTTGGCATTTTCCAGTCGTTCATCGCTAAAATTAAAACTAAATAAATTCGACGTACTGTCGCCATACTGTGCCCCTTTGGTATTCATAAAGACAACTTTTAAGGCAGAAACACGGGTGTTTGACGCCATTGACGAACCGAGTTGATTGTTCTGAATAATTCGCATCGGTTGTAAAACTGCCGTATATGGCAATCCAACAATGGCCTGTGCGGTTGGTGTTGTCGTCAATGTAATATCCCCGCTCGATACGGTAAACGTTCCGTCGTAAACACCATCGACCAACGCGACAACCGTTTCGCCCTCCAAGTGGTCCAGCCCTGAAATGGTTGCCGAGGTTCCTGTAACCACTATGCCGCTGTCCACAAAAAATGAATTCTCAATGTCCCCCTGAATCCGGGTCGCCATTTTTTCGATATAGATTTTGTCACTACTGTCAATGGTCCGTTTAATGGAAATCCAAACATCATCTTCATTGGTTCCGGGGGTAACACAGACCGATTGAACTGTACCGTCAATCGGGTGGGGACTCCACGCGATTACGTCCTGCTGCCGGTCGTATACCAAACTGATTAAAGAACCGTCATCTAAAACGCACCATAGAATTGAATCCGGGTTCTTTTGGTGGGCCATACATGCAACACCGGCCTCGGTGATATGATCGGCCAAGGCCGTCATATCCGGCGACACGAACTTTTCAACGTCAGCAGCGAACGTCATTTCCCGGATTTTGCGTTTTACAAAATCAACAAACAGCAAGACCTCGTTGATCTTTTGTGCCTGAATATCGGCACTGCCGTACGTGGATTGCTGTTTGACGGCAAAGTTAGTTGGTGAGATCGGCGTTTGCAGTTTATTGGAACCGATCATCCATTCGTCACCGGCGGTACCTAACAGTAACGCTTCCAGTGATTCCGTCCAGAGGATAATATCCTGTGTCGGTATCCCTAATGAAAATGAATCCGCGTCTTTGACCCCTTCTTCAAAATTCTCATAATCGCCGACCTTAGACAACCAGACCGTCGTTGCCAGTCCCGGCGAACGAGTGAACGTTGAAATATACCAAACGTCCGTAAAATTCCAACTGGCCGCGGTAAACGTCGCTTGGGTTTTCATTTGGGTAGTGGTCTTACCTGTTGCGTCACCGTCACTGGTCGCCCATCCGCTTGTTTGGGTATCCCAAAAGCAGGCGGTTTGCGTCCCTGCTGTATCTAACCCCAAAAATCCACCGCCGTTGGTCGGTGTCCCGGTCGAGTACACCTCACCCACCGAATAACAATTCGTCATTGTCGTAGTAGCGATTGATTCGCCGCAAAATCCGCCAATCCGGGCATCGGCGTGACCGATACCGCTTTCAAGATTGACTGTGCCTTTCGCATAGCAATTGGTCGCCGTGCCGCTGCTTAATTGTCCGTGAAATCCACCTGAATGATTTTCGGTGGCATTCGTGCTATAATTTTCAACGTTTCCTTCAGCACCACATTTTGTTACAGTTCCTCCGGCAGCAGTACGACCACAAAATCCGCCGACATAGGCCGGGTCGATACTTAATGATGTACAATTACCGTACGCAAAACAGCTATCCGTGGTTCCTGCCCCCGACCCGTAAAATCCACCTATACGATTTTCCGTCGAACCGGTTGTATTAACCTCAATAACCACCGAACTAACACAGCCGGAATAAATTGGTACACTCGCTGTTTGACCGGTAAATCCGCCCGCAAAAACATCTGCGGTTGTTGTAAAGGCTAACGTAATTGTTCCGGAAGAGGAACAATTGGTATAACGTCCAGTTACGCTATGCCCATCAAATCCGCCAAATACCTCAAATCGTATTCTGTCAACTGTTCCAATAATCGTTGTAGATGCACTGCAATCCGTATAGTAGGCCCTTAATGTTACGCCTGCCAGTCCGCCGACGCCTAAATCCGAGCCTGTTCCCAAATAGCCGTAAGTTCCTTCAATCCTGCCGGTCACATTAACATTGGTGACATTTAGATAACCGGCAGTATTAGCCTGCATTTCACCGACTAATCCACCGACCATTGTTCCGCCGGTAATGTCTACATTTTCAAGGGTTAAGTCCTTTATAAATTTCCCCGTGGCTGTCGCCGCTACGTCAGAAAATAGTCCTACTTTATCAAAATAAGTAGCTCCATTTGTATGCGTTCGATTGACATACAGATTGGTAATTCGATGACCCTGCCCGTTAAAAGTTCCCGTAAATGCACTGCTTGGAGCTCCAATAGGCACAAATCCGTAATATTCATTCAGGTGTCCAACACCGCCTTGATTCCAGAGTTTCGTTGCAGAGGCATCAATATCATTAGCCAGAACGCAATCGTCCGCTAAATGTCCGCTGTTAATATCCTGCAACTGCTGTAAAGTTGAAATCGTATAGGTTGCCATTAGACTATTAGTAAAGGGTACGTGCTTGCACTAAATTCCTCGTTGGTTAATTGCCGGGCAGCCCCACCGTAAACGCAGCGATCTTCAAAAAATGTGACCGTTCCCGGAAATCCTCTGGTTGCCGACCATGCCCCTTCGGCCCAACGCCGTGTTGCAGCGGTTGACGCAAGTTCCGCGTAGACCTCAACAGACGCTTGAAATCCATTCATCACCGAAAGCACTTTGACAATTCCTTCTTGTGTACTGTCCTCAACTGATATATCGGCACTCACCCCGGAGGCATCGCTGTTGATACGGTAGCGGATATTGTCATCCTCCTCGGTGTGGGATAATTGAATATTCCTGTCTGCATTACTTTTATACGTTCTGAAATTTTCCCAATCCGATAAATTGTCACTACGCTGTAAATACGTTGTGCCGGTCCATGTCCCGTGCGTCACAAATGAAAAAGTACCTTTGATATTGATTGTATCGCTTGTACCGGCCCCGGTCAGTGTTACAATCGTCGTCGTACGAGGGTGAATCAGCTTAAACAGCGTGCCTTCATGTCCTTCCAGAAAAATATCATTGGACGCACTTAGTATACCGACTGACCCGGCCTGTGTCACATTGCAGGACAGCGTTGTTTCACTTGGATTCACTGGGTCAATCAGATCGTTTCGTAGTAGAAACGGGCCTTTCCTAAAATCAATTTCGTTTAGTTCAAATGTATACACCCCGGTTCGTGATAGTTTACGTGGGGCATACGCCGGATGAGTAATCCACATCACATCGGCAATCTGCTGAAACTTTAATTGAAATATATGCTCTTCCGCGTAAGGTGTGGCAATCCAAACCACGTCACTGTCTTCGTCAGTCAAAATCGCATCACCAAAATAAAACCGCATATACTTAGTTCCGATTTCAATCATATAGGCAACTGATTTAGAATAAATGAACGGAACTAAACGCACGGTTGTGACTGTTTCATTATTCGGTGACGTAGTAGCATCCTGAATATATTTCAGGCCGGGTCGTTTTTCTGCTCCACCGTATTTTGTGGGTATCATATTGTCCAGACGACGACACCCTGCACGGTATTTTTCAACGTCAATCCGTGTATCAATTTTCGGTGACAGCTCACCGGCATTAAAACTTAAAATAGCCTCGTTAGTACTCATAAATTGATTATTCGCGGTTGCGTTACTACTGCCTCGGTTTCGTAAACGTTATTGACCCGCTGCTGTTCGACCACCAGTAAATCTACAATGGTATCAATGGTATCTACTTTAGTATCTATCGCGTCCAGTTCGGCAGATAAAGCAGCAGAGACGACTTCCGGCAGATATTCCCCCTGAAACAATACACTGGTTGCATCAGAAATAATCGCAATATCGCCAGCAGCAATGTTAGCGTTTGAAGCGGTGTAATAACCCGTGGTCCCGATTTCTGGCAACGACGTACCGGGAGCCGTTACCTGTGTTCCGTCAGGATTATAAACGGCATATGTCAAGGTTTCTCCGGTGATATATCCCAATTTAATTTCATTCGCCATGCTTACAATCCATACCGGGCCAGATTCCAGTCTAACCGGCCCGTCTGATTATTTTCCTGTGACGATATGGTACGGGCCTTGGTTTCAACCGTCTGCAATTCACGCTGAATATCCTCACGGTCCGCTTTGGACAGACTCCCGGCCAGCGGAGGTATCAGTTTCCATGCCAGACGCAGCAGCATTACCTCGGCAAACAGCGGGTCAAAGTCAGACGGATCGGCAATCGTCTTGACATATCGTATACTGCAACTGATATAGTTGGTTAAAATCCGATTGCCCTCACGGACCCAACGTTTATCTGCTTCGTCGCTGCCATCATCCTCGTAAATACTTATCAGCCGGGAGAAGTCAACCGGAAGTTCATACTGTAAATCCCACTCAAAATCCGGTGCTGTCGCGGCGGCTGTAGGATACCCGGTTGCACAGTCGAGGCTATTGGTTCCGTCTGAAATTGTTTCCCCATCCGTCCAGTCTCCGCTTGTGTACGCTACGACATAGACGGTATTTGATACCTTTTCTAAGACGGTCGCGGTGGTTCCGCTGCTTCCGCCTGTCAATGTTGCCCCGGCTGCAAAGGCCGCCGGTGCCGGGGTACTGTCCAAAGTCAAGGTTTGAATCTGCACCAATTCGGTTCGGTCGGTCAGAAACGGCCACTCATACGAACGAATCAGGGCATTTAGCGTGGTGGACCAATGGCGAAACGCGGCCAACGCCTCGACACTGGTTTGATCGGCCAGTGTAATTTGACCGGCTTCGATACGGTCCAGTACTTGATTGACAAATGCAATTTCAGAAGCGGTCGTGAACGCCATGTTATAGCCCTTAAAATGCCGGGAACGTTCTTGCGTCCCCGGCACAGGTGGAGGGAGAAAACTACGCTACATTTTTGCAGGTTTTCCCGTGTGCTTCAATCCAGATCGTACCGGCACTACCATCAATAACGACCGCTGTTGCAGCGGTACATTTCAGACCAAAACCGGGCGGTGCTTCCCAATAAAAATAGCCTGTATCAGCCGTTAGTGGGACCGGCCCAAAATGAACCGTCGTCACCGCCGATGTTGTTTCGCCCGAACCAATTGTAAGGTCCATGACAGCATCGGCCCGAACCTGTAACCGGGTCAGGTAATGCGTTGCCCCGGCAACAGCGGCGATAATTTCCTCACCGCCTGATACGTCCTCGGATTGAAGCGATCTATAAAAAAGCACACCGTCGTTCGGCAGTGTGGTTATCGTAAATGTATTGGCGGTAATTGCCATTGTCTGCCCCTTAACTTAAATGTGCATCGGGATATAGCGATTGTTCGCAGATTGCCGCCGTAGGCGTTGTGGCCGATACCCCAAGACCGTCTGCGGCATACCGCGTTGTACTTCCCTTTTTGGGATAATCCTGTGTCGCCCCGTACGAGAGGGGGTCGGTTGCGGACAGTGTTGCGTCGGTGGCATTGACGGCACAGTACTGGTTGACCATTTCGTCCAGATCGGCCTCGGTGAACTGTCCACTAAACGGCGATTTGAACGGGTTACGTTTTAGCCAATAGATAAACCCGTATAGGGTTTGATCGGCGGTTGCAGCGGCCATGATATTCTCCTAATCAATTAGATTTCCGTGTTCGTCACGAGGCCAGACGTTGAGTTTAGAGGGGCCGTACCCACGGGCCATAATCTTTGTTGCGTAAGGCGGTTCGCCAAAACGGGTCGTGTAACCCGCTTTGGCGTTCCGTGCAATCACTTCCTCACGTAAATCTTTGTCACTGACTGTTTCAGGGACAATTTCCATAACGCTGCCTTAGACGGAAATTTGCAGCATCACCAAGGGCATACACCCGGTGCCAACCTCGGTTGCGTCGATGATAAACCCGGCCTTCTGGTACCCGGTTTCAACTGTCAGGGCGGTTCCGCCGTTGACCGAACCGTCACCCACAAAGTAGGCCGTGCGATCATTGACCGAATCCCCGATGGTAACATCGCCGCCGCCGGGAACGCACCAACACGGTCCCCACGTCTGAAGCCAGAAATTGTAACCGGAAGCTGCCGCCTTATTGCAGACCCCCATCACCGAGGCAACCTCAGAGGCCGCAATCAGATAACGGTAGGGATTCAGCGGCAGTTCACAGGCCACACCGGCAGCATGGGTAACGGCAAAGGGATAATCGACATAAATGGTAATCACACCACCCCCGGAGGGACTGGCGGTATTGCCGATCACGGTTCGGTTTTCGGTGGTAGCAGCGGCCCCGTGCCCGACAACGATGTAGGCCCCGGCCAACTCATCCTCTGCCACGATTCCGCCTGCGGCATACCCTTCGGTCGCGGCAATGGTGATTGTGGTCTTGCGATCACCAATCGCAATCGCCGCCGGAGTGACCGAATTGATAAGCGTCGAAACGTCAGCACCGGCCCCGTTGAACGCCCCGTATCCCGGATTCAGCGTACCGAGGGAGTGACCATACTTGAACACTTTGCCATCCCACGTAATCGCACGGGTTCCGAACGTATATCGCTGTATTGTTTCGGCGGTGTAGTAAGCCAAGTTGTTATCACCGGTATGGTCCTGCGGGGCAGCAGGCCATACAATCGGGGTAAACGAATTGGTTAGTTGAGTACTCATTTTAATCTCCTGATTGAAACTTTTTGTTAGGCACTGGCCTTGAGATTGATCTCGATTACCGCCGGTCCCTCGTTGCGAACGGCCCCGCACGACATGGTTGTATAGACCTGTACGCAATCGCTTAGATCGTGACGGATAGAGACGCTTACCGAGGGTTCCTCCTGCGAGGCAAACGTAATCGAATTTTCCGCATACGCATAACAGCGTTTGCAGTCGGTTTCGGTTGCATCGGTCAGGAGCCGGGTGGACATCAAGAATTCAAACCCCATAAACGTATTGATTGCCCCTTGGGCCAACGCCTTGACGGTGTTGTAATCCGCACTTTTGACCTCAGTGGTATTCAGCAGTTGGTTGATATTGTACGGATTGGTTACAAAGTACCGCCTTCGCATCGGGTCAATGTCCGCATCGTCAAACAGTTGCTTGCACGTCAGCAGTTTGGCAATCGTCAGCCCGGTCGCGGTGGTATTACTATGGGCGGACCCGGCGGTGACGACTGACCCATCCCCGGCAATTAGACGCATTTCGCCCACGTCATAATAGTTGACGAGGGTAGAGCCGGTATGCCCGGTATAAACATTGCCGCCCAAGGCCGCAATGATTTCATCGTCCTGTGCCCGGTTAAGACCGCTTACTTGGTTCTGTGCATAGGAACTTTGCGGGTCAATCAGCATACGCAAGCGGTCCTGTTTGTCAATCAGATCGGCGGGAACTTCATAATCAACAATGGACAGCTTACGTCTGTCGTGGGTAGCATCGGAAATCGGCGTAGCCCCGTGGCGGGTGGTCCGTTTCTGCGGGTCTTTTTTCGCCATGCGTTCAATGAACATGGTATCACCGGTCATTGATTCCGGCATCACGGTTTTTCGCAAAACAGACTGCGTCTGCTGCGAAAGCATGAGGATATTTGCCTTGAATTGATCTACAAAGGCAACGGGTATCTGGAGACTCATTTGTCTATCCCCTAAAAAGATTTCATAATACATTAAAAAACCTTTTTCGGTGATTTGCCCTTATGAGTGGTGATACCCATAACAGGTTCAACCTGCGTTTTACGTTCGGTCAACGGCCTACTGATTCAGGCGGTCAACGCGGGTTCGCAAGGATTTGCCCGTGATTCCAACACTATACGTCACTTGTTTTCAATTTGTCAAGTTTTATTACTCCATTATTTTACCGGCTGTTTTTTGAGAGAGCAACCGATTAACTTCATCGACCAACCGTTTGTGTTCTGCCGGATTGGTTTTGCCGTCCATATAATTTGGGTCTTTCATCAACGCCTGTACGTGTTGATCGACGTTCATGTATTTATTGCCGCCGCCTAACGAGGTATCAATCCCGTGGGATTCTGTATGATGTTTGTTTTGGATGGTGGCAATAAAATCGGCAACCAAAGGATCGTTGCCGACCCTTTCCAACAGTTGATTACGCTCGTCACCCTCTTGGGTGTTTTCCGTAATCGCCGCATTTGCCAGTTGTAACCGGGCATCGAACGCCTCGCCCCATTTGAGCCGCAATTGTTTTTCGGCATCGGCTTTCATGACCGGCATTGCCAGCTCCAACGCCTCCTCGTAAAACGCCATCGGGTCAGCCTTCATTCCCTCCTCGGCCTTCAGCAGCCGTTTGGCATCTAATGCCATCACCCCGGCAAACTGTTTGGGCGTTAAACCCAATTGGTGAAGTTGGGTTCTGGCCTCGTTCATTTGTTCTTGGTCCTGATAGTATTTTTGGACCTCTTTCGGAATATTCAGTGTGTACCCATCCGGGGTATCAGGTACGCCGATTGCCTTATGAAACGCTTTGATCTCAAACTCGTTGGCGTTTTCGCCGGGCGGGAAAATACCTTTCCCCTGTCGGCTGATTGTTTGGTCCTGATTGTTAATCTGATTAACAAGATCATTGACACTCCGCATTCCCGACCACAACATTTTGTTGCGGTTGTGGACCTCTGCCGGGACATGTTGACCGACCCAACCATCCTTAAACGTACCATCTGGATTGATATACGATTCTGTCGTTATATTGGCCGTGGTTTCGGTTGTTTCCGTCGATACCGATTCTGTAGATACTGCATTGTCTTCTGGCATAGTTTACTCTCCTATTTCGTTTTCAATAACACAATCTGAATTGGTTTGACCCGGCTGTAAATCCATTTGAAACTGTATGTAGCGGTATACTGAATAGGCCCCAAGGTTATAAAACGTCTGGTTTGTCGATTCCACACAAGCCATATTCTGATTGGGATTCGCCAAGCAGAACTGTTTGATCTTATTCAAAACGATCTGTCCGGCTTTAGTACTGAATACGTCTTTGAACGTTTGGCTAAGTAATTCAAGGTCTATTGGTTCTGTCATTATTTTTCCCAGTTTGGTTTCCAGCCTGTTTTACGTAATGTTCCATAGACATACGCACGGGCACGGGCTGAAGTCGTAGACCCGAACCGCTTACGGGCCTGTGCTTTCAGTTTTCGTTCCATTGCAGCAGGCATTACGCAACCCCCTGTAACATCTGTTGAGCCGGGCTTCCGTCCTCCGGTGTTTTGGAAGTGTCCTTAATCGCTTGACTGGCCGCCTGTGCGGCCATCATTGCCTGCTGTTGTTCAAGCTGCTGTTGACGTTTGGCCCGTATTGCCTCGCGTTCATCCGGGGTATTTAGATCGGATTCACTGACCCCAAACGTGGTCGCCATATTCCGCCCGGCCCGGTCAATATTGATCGTATCGGTCGTAAAATTCGGGGCCACTTGTTCCATCAACGCCGCAAATTCAACGTACCGTTGCAGGGCATCGGCGTGTTGTTCCTTCAGAGCCAACGCTAACCGGCCCAAATACTCAACCTTAAACCCGCGTAGTTCCGGCGGCGGTGGCGGAATACGGTAATTGCGAAGCAGCAGTAAAACGCAGCGTTCCACAAGCGGGGTCAGGCATTCGTTGTAAAACCGAGTCACCGGCAAGACAAGCTGCTGATACCCGGCCTTAATGCGTTCTGCAATCTCAAGCCGGGTTCGACGGTCCCCGGTCAGTTCGTCCAGCGGGGCAAATACCTTGTCGAAAAAAATATTCCGTAAATCCTGTTTCGTCATTTCCAGTGTATCTTTGGTGATCGGAAAACTGCCCTGTAAGTTCCGGTCCAACGCGGCAATTGAATTCAATTCATTGACGATATTGTTTGCACCGGGATAGACCTTGGGCGGTCCTTCAAACGAGGACAAGGTTTGACGCGGAGGATTATTGGCTAAATCCGCACATAACATTAACGACCGTTTCTGCTGTTGCAGCTCCTTATCTGCCGAGAGGCCGTACACGGCTTGACCATAGCCCCACTTTTCGGCACTGGTTGTCAGCCAACGGGCAATATGGTACGGAAATTCACGGTAGCCGCCTTCTTCAACGATACATTTTTCCTTTTCGTTGACACAGATTTTTTCATACGCATAGTTCTGGCGGTCGCTGTATTGAAAGTTGCGGTCCCGGCGAGGTCGTATCCGCCAGAGGAACCAAAACTTTTCCTGTGACCGTTTGGTATCTTTGGACGCTTCGATAACTTGCGGTCCGGCGTTTTCACCAAACAGTTCAACGGCCTGCTGTGCGGTGTACTGCCATCGAATCAGGCAGCGATTGGGAAAGCCGCGAGCATCTAAGCCAAACCGGAAATTGGAAACATCCCAATCCTTAAAATTCAGGGTTAATAGATCGTTGTTCCACTCCGAATAAACACAGCCGGTTCCAAACCCGGCCCATGACATGATCGTTTCGTTGATTTCCAGAATGAAATTACAGGACGGCTTAAAAATTTCTGTATGGAAAATCTCTGTTGCCAGATTTAGATAACTGATTGCACGAGCGTTATGGTCTCCGCTGGTTTCCGGGGCCAATCGGCAAAAGTATTGACCGGTAGGGAACATCACAGCAGACAGTCCGGCACACATCTTTTGAAATGCAATCCGGCCCGTAGGGTCAATGATCGGTAGTGATTTATCCTCGCCGGGCGTTCGCTGTACAGTGATCGAACTTTCCCGCTGCATGAAATGGTCAGCGACTTGCTGGTACAGGGACATTGTTACACCACTGTCGGAGTCCTCCCGCTGCCAATCCTGAATTACCTCAAGGGCTTTGTTGTCAGTCGTTTTGTCGTCTGCCATGGGTCTATCCTAACACTGTCTTTTTGCCCGTGGACGGGGACAGGGCACCGGTTAAAATGGTCCGTTGGTACCCGCTGCGGCGGCGAGTCCGTGCAATAGCCTCGTCACCTGCCGGGGCGGTTTCTTCAACCGTCGGTACCGGGGCAGGAGGCGGAGGCGGTTTAACTTTTTTGGGCTTTCCCATAATTGTTATCCTATCTTTTCATTGAATAGAATCAGTTTATCGTGTTCATCCTGAATACGTTGCCGGGCGATCTGACAGTATTCCGGGCTAATCTCAATAGCGATACATTTCCGCCGTGTACGGTAACAGGCAACGGCGGTCGTTCCGGACCCGCTAAAACAATCCAGTACCGTATCGCCGGGTTGGGTAAACAGTTCAATGCACCACTGCATTAACGCAACCGGCTTTTGTGTTGGGTGATACCGCTTTTCAAAAAATGAATTGTCACCCCGCAAAAAACCACTCCACATATACCGGAATATTCGGGAGGGTCCGTCAATTGAGGTCGTTGCCAGTTCACAGTCTGAATAGTCGTTTTGATATTTATCCTCTATGCGTTTATCCCATACTAACCACTGACGACCCCATTCAAACGGGACATAATTACCGCCCCACACGACATAGGTTTTTGCAACCCGTTTGATTTCATCCAAGACAGCGGAGTCGAGCGGCGTATCCCAATCGCCGGTTGTGCGGTAATCGTTCCGAGTGGCTTTGCCGATTTTCTGCGGACCGGATTTGACGAAGTTCATCCGATGAATCCCAATCCCATACGGAATATCCGTCAGGATAAGATCGACGCTTTTGTTCGGCATTAACCTTAATCGGTCCAGACAATTCGCTTGGATGATTTCAATATCCTGCATTACGCACTCTTTTTGAAAAAGTCGTTCGGCACACGGCCTTTACGAGCCTGCTGCCAGACTTTAAGGGCTTGTTCGTATGTTATGCCACGCCATTTCACAAGTTGGCGAACCTTGTGTTGTTCCAGTTTTCGCCGGGTCCAGTACCGCTTACGAGCCGGGCGTTCGTCCTTGGATTTTGATTTACGCGATTGCTGTTTCGCCATTTTGTTTTTCTCCTAAATAACGGAATAATCCATGACACAATCTTTATTAGCCAGTTCAAACCGCCGATCACGGGACCGACCCACCTTGGAGGCGGCAACCACAAAATAGTTGAGAGCGTTACGGAAATGGTCGTTGCCATTGCCGGTTTTCTTGTACCGAAACACCACGGTTCGTTTGCGTTTGTCAATCTCTTTACTCTTGACGCAGTTGCAGCACTGTTGAGCAAAGTCGTCAATCAGTTTGTTTCGTCGCGGCAATACGATTTGACTATTCATAATGACGCGGTGGGTCGTATCAAATATCCCGGTCCGGTACACTTTGACGATTCCGCTGTTATCGATGAAATTACAGTCCTGTAACGGGGACTCGGTATATTCACAGAGCCAGACTCGGCATCCATACCGTATGGCAGCCCGTTGAAACTCACGGGCAGAATCCGCGTTGGGCCTTAGATCGGTGACACAGGACTTGACCCGGTATCGTTGGATTAAATCTAAAATCTGTCCGAACCGGTTTTGGGTGACATCGTTTAACGCAAAGACGCGAACCAGCTTATATGTTTCAGGCCCGGTCCGAACGCCGATCACAACGTGTTTGTTGTCGTCATTGTCAACACCCATTGCACAGGGGCCGTCGTGACTATCCGGCATTCCATCCAAACTACAACAGGCATAGACGGATTCTTTTCGCAGTTTTTCATCGGTACTGGAATAGGCTCGCCCCAACATCAATCGGATTACGTCACCGATGTTGTTTTCCGGGGGGTGTCTGTAACAATGCAGAATATGGGCCGGGTCTTGGTTCTCACTGGTTAGATACGACCAATTAAACCCGTGACGACGGCTGTTTTCCTTTTTGGTCGGCACCCAACGTCCGACCCGCTGCCCTACAGGTTTACCACACTTGGTACAGCGAACATAGCCGGTCGGCTGAAAGTTTTCCATGCGGCTAATCCGGTCAGGATACATCCCTACGCATTTTTCAGGGTCTTCAAAAAACTCCAGTTCGGCACACGTCCAACCACCACATTCACACTTGCGATACCAGTATCGTTGATCGGACCCCTGCCACAATGAATCAATGCCGCGATCTTCGTCCGAGGGATTACCGATATATACGATTTGAGATTTACCCCGAACCCCGTCAATCCGGGCATTCGACAACCGGCCCCGGACCTTGCCGATGATTTCCTCCTCCATCTGGTCCGTTTCATCCAGTACCGCCTTATCGACATGAATCCCGGTCGCGGCCACGGACTGACGGCTTTCGCCGTCAGCCGTTGGCATCATCCGCAGGCCTCGCAAGTAAAGGTTTGCATTTCGAATTCGCTTAACGTCTGCGGCGTCAGTCTTTTTACCGCCAATCGTTAAATGTTTGCCAATTTGTGCAGGGTTGAATTGAATTAGTGGAGTCCAGCGGGTCTTGGAATAGTCCATCATATCCCCATCATTGGGGAACCCGTACAGGACTCCCTGC